TGAGTTACCTTCGATAACCTGTATTGATTCCATGATAGCATTATAGATTGCTTTATCCTGACACCACTTCTCAGTTTTTTCAGTCAACCATTCAATATCAGTTTCGGAGTTAGAAAGGCGAGTGATTAATTCAATGCTGTGGTCATAGTTATCCTGATTAATGCCGCCAAGATTATCAAGTTCAATCTTTAATGCATGCTGTGTAGGAGGATTACTGTACTCAGTGAAGTAATCATGTATCAGTCGAAACACCGTTGCGTTCGAGTGACTGAAATATTCTTTTTTGAGGAAAGGTGAAACATTGCGTAGATAATTTTCATTGTTTAAAAGATTGGAGAGAATCATCTCTTCCATATTCACTTCAGTCATTATCACCTCTTAATGTAATTTTTTCTAAACTTAATTTATCTTTCATACTCATAATATATGCGCTCACTGCGAGTATCAAAATTCCTGCGCTTTCAAATATAATGTTAACAGCATCAGTCCCCTTCGTCTGTAGAACAATCATACGAGTCAGAGCAGTCATCGCAATAATTAATGGCAGTGTTACAGGGATGCGATGGTCTTTGTAAAACGCACCAACCATTCCTAGTATCTCTGCATAGATAAACAATAAGAACAGATCAGCGAGCGCCATCCTACCCTGAGTTGTAAACATGTCAAAGATATCAAAACCTGCTGCCCAAATAGTTCCGGCAACAATAAAAAGCAACAATGCTTTTTCAATGTGATGTATACCGCGAGAGACTTGATGTTTAAATGTTTTCTGCATCGACCTTTACCGTTTCTATATTACATTCATTGAGAAAATTCCAACCACAACCTTTCGATGCTTCGTATTGATTACGATAGTATACTATAGATATCCCTGCTTGGTAAATACATTTTGCGCATTCAATACAAGGAAAGTGTGTTACGAATAATGCTGCTCCTTCGCCTGATTCCGGAGAGCGAGCAAGTTTCATCAGAGCATTCATTTCTGCGTGTATGACTTCTGGTTTGGTCAGTAGAAAACGAACATCGCCATTAGGCCATGAAACAGGATCTTCACATTCGTTATCCCAACCAGAGGGAGTTCCGTTGTATCCAATACTGATAATGCGATTGTCTTTCACGATCACAGAACCGACTTGGAGTTTCTTCGCTGTACTCAGTTGAGCAAACCTTTCAGCAACGTCCATGTATGCATGTATAAATTTATCTTTCATAACCATGATTGTAAGGTATTTTCTTCGGAATGTAAATAATTTTTTAGCAATAATTCTTTTCGATTGCCTTCATCTGCTCGATATGCTTTACCTGAGTGCATTGTGTAGGTCAAGTCCCATTCAACCTGTTCCCACGCATTATACATCTCTCGAAGTTTCTGATTGCTGTTATAGGTAATCATCACATGGCAAGGCAGAGCGATAACGTCTTCACGGAATTTATAATGATCAAAATTTAAATGATGGGCACCTTTCTTACCATAAAGGAAAGAGTTGATGTCATAGGGTGGGTCAAGGAAAACGAACGTATCCTCGGAGAGATCTTGCAATAGAACCGTGTAATCATCGTTGGTGATTTTCCAGTTCTGTATCAGACGAGAGTATGCAATCAGTTTGTTAATACCTGCCTCGCTGAAGTTGGACAATGATGCTGCAGCAGAGAATCCTGACGACTCACCTAATCCAGAGAAAGAACATTTATTGCAAACGTAAAACCGCCAAGCAATCTCTAGTTTGTCTTCACAGTCACCAATGGTTTCTTTACAATGTAAAAACAACTCACGGTGAGTATCATTTCGCAGTGCTTCTTGTTTCTTCGCATACAGTATCTCTTGTAGATCAAGACACTGATCACGCAATGTTATCCAAAAGCAATAAAGATTATAATATGTGTCATTTACCCAGACTGGAACATCTGGGTATAGTTGAGAGAAGGCAAGAGCACAACTACCACCACCAAGAAATGGTTCACGATATTCTGTGATTGTACCTTGAGGCAGGTGTTCCTCTGTAAAGAAGAACTTTGTTGCGCGAGACTTGCCACCTGGATATCGTAGTGGCGTTTTGAATTTAACTGTTGTCATTCAATTTTTCCCATATACTGTCAGCGTTACCTCATCGTCTGTCATTTATTTCTCTTTATTTGGTAGAATTATAACCACCCAACACTGAACTGTGGAAGAAAACCTTTTCTTGTTCTTCCTTGACTTGCTGACGATGCGCCTCCATATGTTCCCGCCGCATACTGGAGGCCTCATCTATAGTCATTTTACCGCTTTCAGCATATTCATACTTGATAACATATTCTTCACTAGCATTATTTTTCTGTTTTGCATTCCATCTGATTTGATTCTTCAAGTAATGTGTTCTACCGCACTTAGAACATTCCATGCGTTTTTCTTTATAAGTAATATCTTCAACTATAAAAGTTCTTGAATGCTCATTACGATGTTCATATTGCTTTTCTGTCACAGTCTCTTGTAAGTTTCCATTTTCTACACACTCTGAAAGGGTACAAGTCTGCTCCATAGTATTGGGATCGAAAAATTTAACATCTTCGCTAACATCGGCATCTTTTACGTTTCTCCAACGTACACCAGTTCGCCTACGTCCTTCATTCAAAGCCATTACTAATCTCCTTCATTTTTAACTGTCGTCAGTCACTCACTGCTCCCGTAGTGGCGTTTTCAATTTACTCATAATCTACTCTTTCCCATATACTGTCAGCAGTAAAACGAAAACTGCCAATCAGATCAAATCTATCCCAATTCTCAATCATACTCAACACATGTTCTTCGCCAGTCCAATATAAATGATAGACATGACCAACCTTCGGAACGAAGTTATACTTAGAATTATATACTAATTCAGTCTCATTGGCAAGGGATAAAAGTTCCTGATACTCACGATTCATTGCCTCTATTTTTTCTTGAAAGTAATTAGAAGCACTGACCGATCTTTCGTTGCGAAAGAGTTGAGTATCAGGTAATTCGATGGCAGGGGCACTTACGCTGCCCCCATAAGGAAGTAGACTATGCTTCTTCAATAAAGTCTTCGATTTCTTCATCAGTGATTATAGGATTATGCGCAACCTGATAAGTGTTTTGGACATAATCAGAGAATCGCTTATCCGTCAGTATCGGCATCCAGAAGTCTTTGGTCTCAGTGTCTTTCAAACGGAACTTCTTCTCTTCGGCAGCACCTGACTCAAGGTCAACACGTGAGTACCAACCATTGCTTGGTTTGATTACGAACCCACCTTCGAGCGCGATATCAAGTAGACCAGACCATTTAGTAATACCACCATCCCAGCGAACGTTGACTGGAATCTTGGACTTCTCTTTTACATAACGAGACTTTTCAACGTTGATAATAAAGTTGTAACCAGTGACTTCTGTACCAGTCTTTTCCTGCTGTCGACCAATGATAAAGATATTATCAGCACTGTAATATGAACCAGTACCGCCGCCAACAATTGCTTTCGGGAACATACCAATTTCCATATAGGTATGATTCACTACAACCATTGGGATATCTTTCATTGTAAGATGAGGAGTAACCATTCGGAACAGAGACTTTAACTGCTTTGCCCGAGTCATATCTGCTGCTGACTTCTCATTCATTGCATCTTCGACTTCTTTCTTAGACGCCAAGTTACCGATCGAGTCGATGACAATGATTACTCGCTCATCTCGCCCGATCTCTGAGAGTTGTTTCATTATATCAAATTTGAGCTGTTCAACATCAGTAATAGGAGTATGGAGAACACGATCCATATCAATTCCGAAAGAAGTGAAGTATGACTGTGGAGTACCAAACTCCGAATCATAGAACAGAAGTGCCGCGTCCTCATATTTTTCCAAGTATGCTTTTGCCATCAGTAAACTGAAAGCAGTTTTAAAATGTTTCGATGGACCTGCCCACATAGTAAGACCAGGAGTTAAACCACCATCAAGACGACCAGACAATGCCACGTTAATAATCGGGACATTGGTTGGAATCATATCTTTTTCATTAAAAAATTTAGACTCAGAAAGAACCGCAGTTTCTTTAATCGTTGAGTTCTTTTTCAGTTTAGCGAGTACAGACATTCTCTATCTCCATTACAATTTACACTATCATACTTCATTACTTACACAATGTAAAGACATTTACCCATCCAATCCATGACTATCTCTTTCAGGAGAAAACAAGTCAACGTCTTTCAATATTTCTTCTTCAGTCATTGGTAGAATCTTTTTTCTTTGATTCAATCCAACATTACCAGCAAGTATCATAACGATTGCCAAGGGATCAAATACACATACGAGTAATATAATAATCCACCTAACAGCATTGTCAAAATAGTCAGACGCACTATCTGCCCCATAAATTAACTCCGCGATATATTTGAGTGGTCCAATCTCTGCTTCAAGTTCAATAGATTGTCTACGGAGCGGGAGGATTTCTTCGGTGAGTTCTTCGATAGTATCGTACGCATCAGATATTGTTTTGTTGAGCGTCGCCCTTTCTTCGGACTGAGATTGCCTAACTGCAATCGCACCTTCAGGTCCCCGTATTCTGTCGTATTCTTGAAGTGTGGATACCGCTTCGTCAAGTTGCCCGAGGACAATTGTTGAGTCATTAATGATACTATTTTGGCGATCGATTCTGCGTTGTAACGATTCAATTCTGATTTCATTATTTCCACCTTGCATTATTGTTTGGTCGACATGCGCTTTGGATAGATAACCAAAGATACCCATGCTTGTAATCAACACAAGAACGGTTACTGCCGACACCATATATGTTCGAATTAAAATAGGAGCAATCGACCAGCACCGATATATCCAAGATGCTGCTACGATCTTTGAGAGTTCAAGTGCAGATGCCATTACGACAACTGACCAGTATGCGCCAGCGAAGATTGTCGCCAGTCCTATGATTGAAAAATATCCACCTACCGCAGTCAATAATAAACCCATCATCAAAACGAGATGACTGATGTTCATTAGTCCTCCAGTATAGACATTAATTTTAATTTAAAATTATTAATTTTATCAACGCGATCTGGCCAAAGAATATATTCTTTCTCCGGTGACTGCGCCAAGTTATTTAGTAGCGGTTGGACTGCCTTATAAATCGTCTGTGCTTTGTCTCGCCACTGCTCTGCTTGTTGTTGCCACTCGCCTGCTGTACTCTCTGCTTGAGTAACTGTTTGCTGTATCTGCTGGACTTCTTCTAGTTCATCAGCATCAACAAGTGAAAAACCAAAGTCAAAATCGCCGAGATCAATCGCTGGTTTGTCCGTCATTTACTTTTCCTCATTGCATTACTCACAACCTAACTCCTCTGCTCGACCACCTGCATAATAATATAACTCTCTCAAACTTTCTAGCAACCGTTTGACATCTTCTTTATGATATTCTGCAATAGAACCAGATTTGATATCATCGGACCCAGGAATAACACCAGGAATCATACCTTCTAGTTCGCGGTCTACTAATTCTTTAAGACTTACCTTCGAAATATAGTTTGGATCACATGCTTCTCCAAAATATACACTAACTTCAATGTCACCATCACAAGTCAACCATGGACCTGCATCAATTTCTATATAACTTTTTTCCATCACTCAACCCTCACAATAATATTCTCACCGTCATGACGAATATGCG